CTTGATATATCATGATCGCCATCTAACAACTGCTGTTTGAATGTTGCACAAACTGCTTGGTTAATTGCCATTTTTAACTACCTCCTGGGTCTACTGATCTTAGAGGGAGTCGTAATACACCATCGGAATACTCGTCCCTACGTTTACGTCCCATCTGCTCTTGAGCATAAAGCTGTAGAGCCTGTTGGAACTTCTGCTCGTATAATTGCATATCTTGTGTATTTTTCAAGTAAGAAAAAGTTTCACCAAGAACGCCATATAAGAGAACCTCTGGAGCATTGTTAGATAAGAATGTAGTAGTGCTCGTTGACCCCGAACCATTACCTAGTCTTTCTGGGGTTTCGTCATACCACATTTCAATAGTATAAACTTGATCGGGAGTAGGAGCTAAAATTAAATTTGTAGCATCCCAGTTAGCCCAATATTTAGGTTGACCATTAGTAGAGCTTCCCGCATCACTACGAGTTACTGAATACTCGTCAATGAATGTTGTATCTCTTTGTTGTAGCCAAGTGATATTATTATTAGCATCAATTAGCTGTAATCCTCGAGCAAAACGGAAACCACCTTCTGGTCCCGATACATCTAAAAAAGCGTTATTAGCTGTGCAAGTTGTTGTTGCGTATCTTCTTTGGTCATCGCTATCAACTTCTCTTGCTACTTTATTTTCTACATTTGTAATAAAAACATTAATCACGGAATTTGATAGAACATTACTGTCTACCTCAGTGTAGTTTCTTACATTGGTTAATAATTCAGAATAATTCATGATATCACAATCGTCACTCTACCAACAGAACTTCTCATTATCAAGTCACCATTTACTTGAGAAGGTTGCATCCCATTGCTTGTAAATAAACTTTGGTTTGGGTTTCCGACGGGAACAATGATAGGTTCTTGTCTATCTGGTCTAGCATTTTTCAATGCTTCGGGATCCGCTGCATGATAAGGAGGATCAAGTTGGGGATGTTTAGGTTCAAAACATTCGGGACAAGTAAAGAGCCCATTCCATTCTTTTCTCAGTTCTAAATAAGGATACTGATAACCACATCGATCACAAATGGCTTGTGAATATTTACCCGATGCAAATGCCATAGTTAATTCCTAAAATAGTTTTGGGGTACAAGATGCACGGAAGTTCGCTGACCGTCCTCGGTCAATGCTCTTTGTAATTCATCTTCATAATACAATTTCATTTCTTGTACTCTTCCTGGATTGTGTTTCTGTGCCAAATAAAAAGATAAACCAGAAACCATACAAGGTAAAAATCTGTACGGAGCATCTGGTGTATTGGTGTAAGCACCTGCATCTTCAATCCTGGCCACATAATAATAATTAATCTGAGTATCGGTTACACCAGGTGTTTGATACAAACTAATTTCTACATTCGATAAGTTTCTTCTCACATAATATTGAGAAGGTGTTCCTGTCGAACTTTTATTAGGTATCGCTTGATACTCTGATCTTGAAATTTTGTTTAAGGTAGTATCGGTACTACCATTTCGAAAGACTGCTTCTAAGACATCACTACAATCGGCAGGAGCAGTGTAAGTCGTAGTATTGGCTACTAGGTTTTGAGTGTGGTTTGTTACCTTCCAAAGATGAACTCCTCGATTGCCCCATTCGGATAATAGAAGATTCAAACTTCTCCTAGCTGATTTTAAATCATAACCAGTTCGGACTTGCTTACCAATTCGCTCAAATGACTCCTCGATAACCTCGTCAATGTTAAGATTAAAATCTGTTGTTCCTGAAGTAGCCATACTAAATTACTTTTTCTTGCTTGCCATACCGCCGCCACGCTTTTTCATCATGCCACCGCCACGCTTTTTAATGACAGACTTCTTCTTAGCCATACCGCCAGATTTAAGTCCCATTGCCATTTCTTTTCTAGGAGACATCATTCCGCCTCCCATTTTTTTAACTGGTTTTTTCATAGGTCACCTCTTTTTAAATATTTGTTCATACGTACGTTGCCTCTCAGCTACTACTTCTTCGTAGTATTCCTTTGGCCATTTCTCATAATAGCCTATCTTATGGAGTTTGCAACTTGCTTCGTAGAGTTGTTTAAACTTCTGTATAAGCATCATGGAATACTTTAATTCAGAATGTTCTACAGGTTCTTCGGTGGGATCACAAAGAAAAGCTTCACTATCGGGATCTGCTGGTGTTTCAGGGTGAAAGCCCATAAAATAGACATCTCGTCGATTATAGGTCTTATTGTAAAAATCTATCTTTTCTTGAAACTGTTCGGGTGTGTATTGTTCAAAGAACGGATCACAATAAATAATAATATCGTGTTGTTTCTTATTCCAAGATTTAATGACATCGGTTAATTGTTTTTCATACTTAGATTTATCCATACGAACTTCAATTCGTAATTTATTATCTTTTCTCCATTTCGCTGCAAATGGGCAAGCAGGAAATCCAATATGTTTGTTCATTGGTTCTAAGACGGTCTTAGACCAATTGATCACATCTTTCTTTATCTCTTCAGCTTTTTTTCTTCGAGACAAATGTCTTCACCATCTTAGGTTTGGGACCCGTGTTTCCCGCTGCTCTTTTTCTGCGAACAGCAGAGGCCTTTTGCGAAGCGCTCATCCGTGTGGCTTTTGCAAGTGGTACACATTTTGGGTACTTCCTCTTGGATCCTTTCGTTGTTTTTCTCCCGCAAGGTTGATACCTGCCGTCTTTCTTCGGTGCCCCTATGTCCACCCATTTTTCTTTCACCCATTTTCTTAATCCTCCTTCAGCCATTATAGTTTTTTTGTGACCTTTCTTCGATTAACCATTACTCCACCACAACCTTTAGCAATACCGCCTTGATTATAGTTAGATACTTTTTTTCTATCTTGAGAAATTTTATTAACAGAGCCACCATTTGCTTTTGGTTTTATTTTACCAGAACAAACAGCACTAGCGTACATATTAGCGTAAGCACTAGGGTAGACGTCGAATTTTCTTTTTGCCGCCGCTTTTCCTTTTGCGCATAGTTTTGCCATTTTTCTTACTCCCCGGATTCGTTATTTGCTTGCTCATCTGAGCTCTGCTGATCGCCATGTTCACACCCCGCACATTCACACATACAAGTCATCTCACAATGACAAAGACATCCACACTTGTCACATTTTATCATTATCTACCTTGACCTCTATATTCTTTAAAATTTCTTCTTTTGTGTTTATTCATTGTGGACCAACTTATTCTACCGTCACCGATCGTAGTTTTTTTAGAAACATGTTCAATAACTTTAGAGGAATCAGTTTGCTTTTTGGCCATTAAAAATCACTTGTTTTAATTAGAAATTCTTCTATCCAGGCAATTCGATCATCCATTTTATTCATACGATCATTCATTGTAGACAAAGTATTTTTGATGATAGCAATATCTTGTTGCATTTGTGTAACACTATCTGCTTTTCCCTCTACTGCATTTAATCTTTCTGACATCATCCCCCAGCTCATACCCAAGGTTATTAAAAGTACCAAATAAGGTAGGACTGTTTTTAGGTCTATGTTCATTTAGTTGCACTCATATTATTTAAAGGGTTATTTAAAGCTTTATTTATATTCAAGTTTAACTCATCTTCAATAATTTTCAACTCCTCAAATATCTCTCTTGTATCTTCTTTTTGTCTGTCTTCTATATCATTAACTATTTTTGTAATATGTCGAATATCATCATTCATTGATCTTAAATCTGTTTTCATATCGTTTTTTAAGTCTTTTGCTACGTCAGATACTAGGGTTATTTCATCTAAAATAGAATCTATTTCTGCTTTTAAAACCGCTATTTGCTCATCATAATGAGAGAGATCAGGTGCTGTGTACTCTTGAATTTTTGCCTTCATATCAAGATAGTCTTTGTAAAATGTAAAGCCTGTCCAAGCAGCACCACCCAAGGTACCAAGCAAAGACAGTATAATAAGGATTTTACCACCTTTAATTTTAATTCCACCATATTCAATCTCCGCCATATTGACTCTCCACCATTTGATTCAGTAATTGATCCTGTGCGTTACTAAATAAAATACCATATTGATCCTCTATTGTCTTGTTTAAATATTCATTAACATCGGTATCAATAATTGTAGATTGTGAATTAAAAAATGTTTTAGTATCTCCGAGTATTTGCATAACAATTAAGGTTTTTGTTTGAGCAGTGTCATCATATCTTTCTTTATCATCAATCTCTTTTACAATTTTTGTAGCTGCTTTTTCTTTTGCTGTAGGTTCTTCTTTTGTTTCTTCCTTTATCTCTTCTACAGAAGATTCTTCTTCAACTGCTTCTACGACTATTTCTTCAACAGGCTCCTCAACAATCTCTATTTCAGCTTTTATTTCTTCTTCCATAGTTTCCATCTCGGGTTCAATATCCTCTATTTTTACATCTATTTCTACTTCGACAGTTTCATAAGTAATCTCTTCTTTTGATGGCTCGATAGGAATAAATTCTACTTTACCTTCATTATCAATTTTAACGTCGTTATATTCGATTATCTCTTCAATTAAATCTATTTGTGTAGGGTCGGTTAAATTTAAATAAACTATTTCTTCTACGGCGGTTATCTGCTGTTCTATGATTGTAGAAATTACGTTGTAAAAAACATTGACGGACACGTCGTCAAATAAAGGACCGACGGCAAGATTAATATCTCGACCGCCTATTTCGATAGTAATCTTACTTAGAACGCCACTGAAATCGAAAGACCCATTATATGATTGGTAACCTGATGATACGCCAGATTCAGACAGGATGTCAGTACCTGAAAAGACGGTAGTCCCTCCACCAGTTCCTGTAACGTGCATGTAGATTCTATCTTGAGCATCTTGTTTATCGACTTTTATGGAATATGTAACCTCACCACCGTTATCTATGCTTAAATCAGAAATGTCAACTTCTTGATAAAAAGTAGATCCCATGCCATCAACTAGCATACGAGATTTAGTATCACCACTGCCTGTAATTTCTGCACAGGTATCGGTTCCTAAATCACCACAGTAAGTTCCTGATGGCATACTCGCAGGACCCTCGCCACCCCAGTCAAAATTCATATCAGGTTCATCCACAATATTACCTGAATCTTCATTGGTGACAGTGGTTGTCGTGATAGTCTTTGTTGTGGTAGTGGTAAAGATAATCTCTGTGCCTTTATCTTCTTCTGTTTTTTCTACAGTCACTTGTTCATCAACAGTTACACCCGGAGTACAAAGTCCTTCAGCGTCAGGTAAACAGGTATCTGCTTTAGAGGATAAGGAAACCAGTAGCAATAATAAACAAAGTTTTAAAAAGAACAGCACTTTGTGCATCACTAAACTCCTTTGGTTCTGGTTTGTTGGCTTGAACGTATTCTGTTTTGTATTTACTTCCGTCTGGAATTTCATCTGGATTATCTGTCCAATATTCAGCGGCTTCTGCTCCGATAGATCCTCGTGCGGGACAAGGAGTTCCGGCATCCGTCATCGCATCCCATACTCTTGCATCTTGGCAAAGAATAGAAACAGCTGCAACTTTCATGCCGTAGGCATACATAGATCTTGATAATTTTAATTTTTGACATAGCTCGTCGTCAATAACAACGCCTGTAGCAACACCAACAACGTTATTTTGCACACTAGCCCCCACACCAACTTTACATATATCACTGTTATTATTCATAATGGTGGGAGCATTAGCTGTAGGAGGAGTTGAATTTGTAACTACGGTCGATGAAACAGTGTTGGTTTCAGCAAGAGTAACGCTCGCAGTCAATAAAAGCATCACAATGGATACTATGTAGATTAACCAATCGTGTTTCATTTAACATCTCCAACGTTTACGTGCTTGTCTTAATCTTGAATTGGGATCTTTGGCAGCTTTAGGAAATTGTTTCATTTGTCCTGCACTTCTAGCACAAAAAGATTTTCTTCTTTTTGCTCTTTTTCCTGTTGGATTTTTTTCTGTGACTGCTGTTTGTAATTTAGATCCAGGATTAGCTCTTCTATAAGCTTTAACACCTTTTTGAGTCATTCCCGCCCCTTTTTTAGTGGGGCGGAAATTCCCTGATTTAACAGAAGTTTTTATATCCATGTTTAATCGTAATATTTAATCCACTCACACCATACAACGACTTCTTGACCGGCTACTGTTGTAGCAGGAATCTCTAATTTAACGTCTCCTGTATAACCAGCAGCTTTTGTGTTTTGTAAAGCACCGAAGCTAGAGAAATCAAAATTGTTATCGTAGTTTAATGAAAGAAAAGGAACGTCTGAAGTAGCATCCCAAGTTAAAGTTGCAGAAGCATTTGCTGCACCTGCTCCTTGATACCAAATTTGGTTTAATGCTACTCTTGTACATGCTTCGCCTGCTTTATTAGTAGCTAAAGCTGAAACATCTACTAATGTAACTGAACTAGCATTACCCCCATCACATGCTACAAAACATGTATTGATTAATTTTCGATCCCCTTGAAATTGAATAGAAGGACCTGTTACTGTGTTTGCCATTTTTTACTCCTATCTAGGCGGGGGGACATTACTCCCCACCGCAGAGTTGTTAATATTAGCTTGCAGATATGTTCGCTCTTGTATCGCAACGTAACCAAGTTGTTCCGTCAGAGAAAGCATAAACGGCTGCGCCGTTTGCTCCGTCTTGAACATACACCATGACGCCTTCGTTAGTTGTTGCGCTTAGTGTATCTGTACCATTATATACTGCTGTGTTGCTTGAATATGCCCAAGGGTTTGTTCCCCCCTGTTGAGTATCGTTAGCGCCGTTTCCGCCAGCGTTTACGTTTGGACCGCCAATAAATCCGTTTAAAGATGTAACTGGTCCTGTAAATGTAGTTTGTGCCATAATAAACCTCCTCGGTTGTATAGACCTTCGTTACATAGTCTCTATACCGTCTGCTAGCTTCAGTCTATGTAACTTTGTTATGCTAGAATTCTAATATGACATAAAAAAAGGGCGCAGTCAAAGACATACGCCCTTCTTAATTAGTTATTTAATTATGCACCAGATGTACCAAATACACAACGAGGATCAGAGAAACCAAATGAGTATCTCTCTCTTGCTTTGTATCGGATGTTACCTGTGTCGAAATCACCTTCCATCACTGTCTTTAACGGAGTTCTTGTAAAGTGTTTGAATCCGTTAGGAGCATCAGTTTTGATATAGAAAGCATCTGCATCAGTTAAATAATGGTTTACAACGTAACCCTCTGGAATTACTCCCATGTTTCTGATTGCGTTGATATCATTATCTGCTGTACCAGTTCTTAATGTAGATTCCATTAATCTGTTAGCAGTGAACTGAAGCTGTCGTGGTACGATTAACTTCATACCTTTGATAGCTGTTCTTAAGCCTCTCTCATCTCTGAAATCAGCGATGTCGATAAGAGACTGTTCAAGTGATGTTTCGTTCAAGTCAGCGTCTGTTGACAATCTGTTTTGTAGGAAACCACCAGTTTGAAGTGGGTGTTGTGTATTAATAAGTGATACACCGTCACCACCTGGGTTGCTTCCTGCAGCGCCAGCAGCAGCAAAAGCGTTGTTAAGAACTGCAGCAGCTTTAACTTGCTTTGTGTTTGCCATTGAACGAGCAAGTGCTCTTGTGTATCTAGCAGCGAGTCTGTCGTAAAGGTTGTCCTCTACAGCTTCCTCAGTGATAGAGAATGCAAGTGCAATTGTTTCGTGTGTATAACGAGCTGTGAAAGTTTCGTTAGCTGTATCGAAAGCTACTCCCTCACCTTCTTGTTTGGTGGGTGCAGTTCCGAAACCTGCTAACATCACTTCTTCTTCAAATGCTCTGTCAGATGACTCAGCATCAAAGATCTCAGCGTGTTCGTTATCATATCGTGCGTATTCCAAGCCGAACAGAGCGTTCAAACCTGGCTCTAACTCTTTAACGAGTTGACTTCTAGATATAGCCATAGTTTAACCTCCTATATGCCTGCGGTATTAGCACTGTATAAGTGCTTGTTGAACTTAATCACGATGTTAGCGTTGTTAGCAGTAAGATCTGAGTTCTCAGGATCTCCTGAAATACCAACAATTTTAACAGCAGTGTTAGCACCAGTTGAGAAAGTCTCACTGTTTACTTCTGCTTTTGATGTTCCACTGTGTGTAGAACCGGCAGTGTAAACTAAGTTAGCTGTTTCACCAACGTTAGCTAATGTCATTGCACCAGATACTTGAACTTCAAATAACTGATTCGGATCGTCTTGTACGAAAGCTTTGATAGTACCGTCGTAGCTTGAAGTGTTAGCTGCGTGGTAGTTTGACCATATTGGTTTTCTTGTGTTCACGTCAACGTATTGAACGCCGTTGAAAACACCTACTACTACGTCTGCAACACCATTAGCAACTTCTACTGTACCACCAGCTACCATCTCCACAGGATCTCCCTGGAAGATTGAGGTCGCATAACCGTTAGCTACAAGGTATTGAGTCTGACCGTTTGTTGACGGACCAGAACCTTGCATTCTTACAGCTCTGAAACCAAAGGGGGCGTCTTGATTTGCCATGTTAATACTCCTTTAAAAGTATGTGTTGTTAGTAAGTGTTACGTCTAGGTCAGAAAAAAAATTATTCACTTTTTTTCGAGCCACCGAACGTAACTCTAGTTTGTCGCTCGGGCTTATTGATCGGCATAGAAGGGTGTTGTTCCTTTAGAAGATCGTTGTCAACAGCATCCTGTTGATCATGAGCTAGTTGAGAGTAATATTGATCTCTCTCTTTTGCGATCTCTACCGGCACCTTTGCCAATAATAGTCCACCAACAGAAACGATACCTGCGTGCTTTCCTTCAGCTTCACTAGGAAAATCAAAATCAGGATATTCATCTGCTCGAACAAGTTCATAACCTTGTCTGAGTCGACCGATAACGTTTTTGTTATCTTCATATCCTCTTACTGATTCCCTAATCCATCTGAATTTAAAACCCTCAGGTGGTTCTGGTGTATCAAGCGAGCTTGGTAGCTGCCAATGTTTTTTGCGTGCTTCTTTATCCCTTGTGGATGCAGATCTAGGTGTCTTATCTACCATAATGTTACCTCCTCTGTAACTTTAGTTTTTCCGACGCATATTGTTCGTTGGAAAGACCAAGTCGTTTTGCGATAGCCGCTTCTGAACTTGACAACTTAACTACGTTGCGTCCTGTGCCTCTGTTTCGATGTGCGCTTGCCACAGTCTGGACGGGCTGTTGGCGTGCGGGTTCTTCGGATGAAGAATTTTGTTCAAACTTATGAGGAAGATTTTCCCTCATACGTTTATCAATCTCACTATAATAGTAATCTGTGCGTGGATCAACACCTTGATTTACTAAATCTTCGTGAATTGCGTAAGCAACGTTGGTCATCACCTTATCAGTGCCAAACCATTCGTTTTCTGAAGCCCATGCTTCTGCTTTTGGGTCCTTTACAGGCTGTTGTTGTGGAGCTTTTGGTATTTCCACTTCTCTTTCCTGTTTAGGAGCCTTCGCTAAAGCCTCTTGTTGGGCTTTCATTTGCTCATATTGACTTTGTTCTGCAC